GTGGTGCCGCTGCTGCTGGTGCTGTCGGGGCTGGCGCCGCTGTAGGTGATGCCCCAGTATTATCAGTTGATTTTGTCAGTTGTCCTAATACTTGTGCTATGGCAGGATTATCTTTTAATTCTTCAAGACGATCTTTAATAACTTTTCTGGCATCTGCGTCGGGATTTTCTTTAGCCAGTTGCTTTAATTTATTATTCAACTCTTTATCAACAAAGATATCACTCAACTGAGAAATAACATTGAAACCATCCGCACCCACTAACAATTCTTTGTCCAATAATTTAATCAGCTCAGCTTGTTGTTCTTTGGTCTCGGGAAATTTCTGTTCGTCAGAATCAGAGTCATCCTCCACTACAAAATTTACCCACTCTTCGAATATATTAGCTTCTTTCATTTTTTGTTCCTGTTGTAGTTTTGCCAGTAAAGGTAATGCTTGTTCAACACGTGAGTCGATATTTTTCTCAACAAACATATGACGTAGATCTTCAATAATAACATCTTCATCTGTTATCTCAGCTGGATCCCAGGATTCAAAATATTTTTTATAACCTGTTTTTGTGCATAGACTTTTTAAGTTGTATTGTAGTGTTTCGTAATACATGTTAGCACTTTCAACTAATTGTGCCGTATCGCCTTCAAATATTCTTCCCTGATTAGCACGTTTGAATCTACTGAGTAAATTCATTTCTTGAACTATAGTAACAATGTGATTACCACGAATATCGTAAGGTTTACCACCTTGTCTTACATGTTCCACCATGGCACGACCAGCTGATAGTTTAGTAAACGGTAATTTAAATCTTTCACCGTCGGCTGTTTCCACATACAGTGAGTCAATGTAGCGAAAACGAGCGTCATTTTCACCAATAACCCGCTTGTGTTTAATCATTAAACGTGCTTCTGTTTCGATGCCGTTCCAAGATTGTGTTTTTGTGCCGGCCCAGCTTTCGCTAAGAGCTGTTTGCCCTTGCATAGTATATTTTAATTTGCTTAAATCTTGGGCATTAAATCCGCCGGGTAAGTTCTCACGCACCGCAAAATTCTTTAACTGACTTAGGAAAGAAAACCAACCTTCCTTATCATCGGACTCCATAGTTTTACCCAGATTGTCCCCAAAGAAAAGAGTTAGTCCCTCGTTACCTATAGAAACAACCGCAGTCCCATAATTCTTATTTGACTGCCCTTTGTACTCGAAAGAGAAAGATACAGCCTCACTGGGAGGGACATCTTGTTTTTTGCCGCCGGCGGAAAGCCCCACGGGATTAAAATCTCTGGTTACGAGTAAATCATGTAAATGCTGGTTAACGTTGTCGGCTTCCATAATATATTATTTATGCTTAATACATTGTAGCGATAAAAGGCATTGGGAGTATCATACTTTCCCCAAAATCCCGCATTTGTGTATCCAAATCAGGGTGATAAGTTTGCAATAGAATCATCATACGAGTAACCAATATAGTGGCCATGACCAAATCATCAGCTGAACCATTCTTAGCTGCATAACCAACTCCAGCAGCCACAAATGTTTTAAGCTCGGAGATTAATGGACGACTATTGATTTTCATTTTATTAGTTTCTATCAATGTTTTCATTTTGGCACAAGCGGTCAGCTTATTCTTATGACTGGTATTGAATCCTTTTCGATATCGGCCGGCTCCACGAGTAGGATCTGACAAGAAATACCCCTTGATATTCTCCTCCCCGAACTGCTCAATAGATATCAGAGCTGCTTCTCCAATGGTATTGTTCTCCACAGAGTAGTATATTGACTGCTCATCCTTAGTGAATCCATAGATATATTTCACTATATCGGCAAGTATACGCACCTGTTCCGGAATAGGGGTTCTATTGTGTTTCCACTCACCTATTTGCTCAGTTGTATTGGCTTCAAAAATCTGGATAGCAGCAGTATCACCACCCGTACCTAACGATGGATCCAATCCCACACAGTACATCCTACCAGCTTCGGGCTGTTTATACCAACGCACCTGTGCAGTCTTGTAAACAGGTTCTATTCCCACTAAATCTATAAGTTTAGCCGGCGCAATCAGCGTTTCATCATTGATAATGAACTCACAATCCATCTCTCGACGGAAGCGATCCTCACCTAATTGTGAACGTTGCTCTGCTGCCCAGTTATCATCTCTATCAGGATGCTCGCGCCAGTAGCTGCGGAAAGCACGGAAGCCATTTATCCCCACTTGTTGCGGATTACCATGGCTGTCTTCCATTTTATTGGCACCTTTCCACAGTAAGGCAAACTGATCTTCGTCACTGTTCGGAGTAGAAGTTATGATACATTTACCACCAGTTGCTAATGTTGGACTGATTGACGTCCAGAATTCCTGCGCAACACTGGGTCGTACGTGTGCAAACTCATCCGCATACAGTAGTGATATACTCATACCACGACCAGTATTTTCAGTAGTTGTAGCCGATATAATACGTGACCCATTGTCAAAATCTATAGAGCCCAGGTTGTAATTAGTGGCGCCGGCACGAATATGATTGGGGCAAAGTTCATAAGCAAAACGAACACGCTTCATAATCTCCTGCGAACCATCATACTTGTGTGCTGATATAAGAATTGTTGAATCTGGTATAAACATAGCATACCATAACAGGTATCCTGCTGCTGACGTTGACTTGCCGGTCTGTCTGGGCATCATGGCAATGGCAAAACGATAGTTATGATACGAATCAATTAATCGTACTTGGTATTCAAATGGATTATACAATTGTCGACCCTGGGTAGGGTGTTGAATATAGAAAAAGTTGCGCATGAAGTACTCGGGGCCGGTTACCGGATCAGCACATAGCGCAAATTCTGCTAATTGTTGTTCTGTATATACTTCTTTTTTGTAGGGCGTTTTTGCCAACGCTTGTGAGTCATAACCCATATTATCTTCTCCGGGGGAAAAGAGCGTACCATGCAGGTGTACCTGGCCGTATGCCTGTGGCCTTTGCATATTCCAACTCTGGAGATATTTTAGCCTTTTGTCGCTCGGCGGTGATACGATTGTATTCGGCTAGTCTTGCTTGGCTACCCAATCCATCTAGTTGACCTGCGATTAATAATTCATGTATAGGGTCATCTGGTTCAAGGTAGCAATCATTGTCACTACTTTGAACCAGATTTTGTGTCGTGATTCTATATTGTTTAGTCATTAGTTGCATTCGGTCCACATTTAGCTCGTTTGGCATTGGTCAATGCTCCGAAATCCACGGGCCATTCTTTACCTGGTGCTAACTCCACTGCGTTTGCTGGAAAAGCATACTTAACTCCGGCTGTTTGCATAAGCTGTGCTACTGATACCCGAAATTTAGTTAAGTCGTTACCTAGATTAGGATAAGGCGCAACATGCGGAAATTCCCAAGCGGCAACTTCATTAGTTTGATTATTAATTACAATCTTATAGAAACCATGCGGAACGATTACACCTTTGCCAATTGTTTTATCTCCTGGGCCATATAATCCACCTGATATAACAGTATATGATTGGTTATGTTGTACCACCCATCCACGTACTGAAGTTTCTAGTAATTTCCATATACCACGATTTAATGATCCTGCTTGTGGGCTCATGTTAGTCATCAAGAACGATTCAAATTCAACTTGGGGATCCCAGCTTAGATCGCCATCCGGGGCCATATGTCCTTTGTCATAATTCGTCCCTACATAGTCTGCTGGCGTAGCACCATTCGGCACACTTTGGTCCGGGGCAAACGCATTAGTGCGGGCTACACATCCTAGTGCATTAGGGGGAGTCAGTTCATACATTACAAACTCCGGTAACTTAGCTGCTACATCGTAGCCAACTAGGTACGCTTGTCTACAAATTGGTTGTATAGGTTTAACACTTTCTGGAAAACCATAAGGCGCATGTACCTGACATGATTGCACAGGATTAACTGGACGTTGATTCCAGGCAAATATAGTGGATGGCAGTACTGATAATAATAGTATAAAAATTAATTTTTTCATGGTTGTATAATCCTTTATGATCTCGGTGGTTTAAAGCGTTGTCCATTTTTTTCCCATTCAGCTTCGGCTTGTCGTCGTATTGCATCTCGTTCTGCTTCGGCCTTGGCGTCGGCTGCTCTGATCTTGGGCAATTCATTTTGATACCAATCTATGTAGCTGAGTGCTGTGTTATTTAAGTACCATGCAACATCTTTATATGTTTTTAATTTTTCAAACGCCTTGGGATCTATTTTTCTAAATGGTCCATCTTTTTTAGCTATCAGTGTTTTGTTCTCTTTGCCTGCAAATTTAGTGAAAAATTGCTCCAGATCCAGCTGATAATATGTATTACAATCGAATATTAGTTCGTTGTTAATAAATTCCTGGGGCCAAGCATGTACATAAGTCGCCGCCCATTTTTCTGCTTCGTCCACCATTGCGCCTGTGTTATTCTGCATGCGAAGTCTTTCTTCTTCTGAAGGATCCGACAGCTTTTGACCGCCTAGATCTACAATCCTAGGACTCCAGTAAGGTGTAACATCATCCACGGGAATAAAGATACCGGCACGACCATGGAATTGAAATATGTCGGTATGCGGAGTCATCTGTGTGAATACTGGATATTTTATGTCCAATAGGCTTAATATTGCATCCTGTCCTCGTTTACCCATACCGCCTTTTATTCCGGCAAACTGAGTGTCACTATTATCTACTTTAAGTAGCAATACTTCCGACACTCTATGTTTGAATGCACGGAATAACAGCGGGTGGTTGCCTATTCGTTCACATAGCTGGGCAGCTACCTTGATACGATTTTTAAAATGTTCGATATCATCAGCACGATTAATTAACTCTGATAAAAATTCTTTTGCTCTCATCTTCTTTTGTAACCCTTGAATCCCGTAACAGGACTTATTTTATGTATGTCATTTGGTTCAGTTGATTTTGAGGTGGTTACACCTGTTGCAGAATCTGTGGGAATAGTTTTTATAGCTGCATCAATCATTTTTTGTTCTGCATCAGTGTAGGCATGCACAGTATTATATTTTTCAACCCAGCTAGATTCATCTACCCCATCTATTTTTTTATCATTTACACCATCGGCAGCTGCCATAGCCATGCCTAATCGATTTATATAATAAATTCTATCATATCCGCCAGGATCACGAACTAGGGTAGATGCCTTCATTGGATTTGAATGACCTGTTGGCAAATCACCTATATTTTCAGTAATAAATTCTTTTGCTCTCATTATCTTGGATATCCTTTAAATGCTAGCACAGGACTTGTTGAATCTGTATCCGGGGGTTCGCTTGATGTTTTGGTAGTTATAGCAGTACCTTTAACACCTAATGTTTTAGCCGTGGCATTTAAAATATCAGCATCGGCTTGAGTGTAAGCTACCGTTACAAATTTTTGTGCAGTCGGGCCTGTTTTTTTCATTCTAAAAGAATCTTTATTATAGGGTTCACCGGCTGCTGCTACCATAAAACGCCATTGCATATATGGGTTTGAATTGTCTAAATCATTGTACCTTTGCATGTCAGGAATAGTATCCCGTTGCTCAGTATCAAATACTTCCGACGAGGCCGACTCGCGTATAAATTCACGGGCTCGCATAATTAGCCTTGCCCGTTTACACCAGCTGTCGCAGATGAAGCAGTCCCTAATTCACGAGCTGTAAAATTAGCACCAGTAATAGTTAAATAATTTCCTGCGCCAACATAAATTTGTTGGCGAGCATTGGCTGCAACTTGTGGCGCAGCTGAATACAGGTTACCGTTAGGAGGTGTTGTTACGGTAAACACATTAGTAGCATTTGCCGTAGCATTAGCACTGATCGTCACACTGGTAAATGGAATCTGAGA